AAGCTCCTTTTCCCACTCCAGCCAACTTTTCTGCGCGGCTTTGCGCTGCGCTTCATCAATGGCGAATTCCAGATCGCCTTCGGGGTCGAAGCCGCGGCCGGGTTTGGCGGTGCGGAGGGCGCGCTTTTTGCGCGCCTCTTCTTCGGCGAGTTTGATCGCTTCCCGGTTCTGTTCGTTGACCTTGGCCTTGGCGGTGGCGGCGGCGTTATTGGCGTTGATTTCGTCGCGCACGGCAACCATGTGGGCGCGGGCGGCGACGAGTTGCTCATCCAGTCTGGCCAATTCCTCGGGCGAGGTAAAGCCGGTGGCGCCCTTGCCGAGTATCGATGGTTTTTCGGCGTCGCGGATCTTCTTCTGAATGGCGAGCACCTTGTCAACCGCCGCCGTCAGCTTGTCATCCTGTGGTCGCCAGGTGAACACCGCGTCGAGGGCGCCCAGGGTCGCGGTCTTGATGCCGAGCCACTTGTCTTCAACAACGCCGAGACTCTTCGTGATTTCACCCGAGCGCTCGGCCACCACGCCGGCGTAGGTCTTCATCGCCAGCTCGACGGCTTCCGTGTGGCGGCCTTGCTCTTCCAGCGCCTTGATCTGGCGGTAGACCTCCAGGGTCAGGTAGTTGTACTGCTCGCTCAGTTTTATCGAGGCGGCGACCGGGTCGCGCGCCAGCTTGGCGAACTCGGCCACGGTGTCGTCGATCGCCTTGCCGGTGACCTGCTCCATGCGCACGGCGGCGTCGGCGACCGCGTCCAGGGCGGCTCCGGGGATGCCGGCGCCGACGGCCAGCGTCAGCGCTTCCGCCGCGGCGCCCTGCGTGCCGCCCGTGGCCGCCGCCACCCGCCGCGCGGCTTCGGCCAATTGCGCCGCCGTGGCGCCGGCCGCGTTACCGGACAGGATCAGGGCGCGCGTGTAGGCGTCGGATTCCTTGGCGCCCTGGTGGTAGGCGAAGGCCAGCCCGCCCGCCGCGGCGGCGGCGATGGTGTAGGGATTGACCAGGCCGGCGATGTAGCCACCCAGGGCGCGGACAGCCGGTGCGGTGCCGCCGAACATGTCCTTGAGCTGGCCGCCCTGCTGCAGCATGACCTGCATCGGGTTCTGGCCGGCGGCGATGCTGGTGAAGATGTCGGTGAATTGCGCCGGCACGCCGCGCAGTGCGGCGGCAGTCTGCTTGGCCGATATCGCCGTGCGGTCGAGCGCCTGCGATGCTTCGGCGCCGCTGCGCTTCGCGCTCTCGCCGATCTGCTTGATCTCGTCGCGCGTGCTGGCCGCGCCCGTGGCGGCCAGCTTGCCGTCGTAACCAACGCGAATACCGAACTGGATTTCGTTACCCATAGATCCTCGCCAGCGCGGCGGCCTCCATCACGCGCAAGCCGGCGAAGATCCGCTCGCGCTCCTTGCGTTTCACCCCCGACAGCCGCAGGACCGGCTCGATCTGTGCCATGTCGAGCCCCTGCAGCCGTTCGCCGTTCATGCCGGCAATCACGCGCCAGCGGTTGGCCATCGCACACCACGCTTCCCAGATCGGCCAGTTTTCGGGCCAGATGCCGATTTCATCGGGTTCGACCTGGCGCGGTGGTGTGATCCCGAGAAAACTCAGGTCGTCGGCGAGCTGATCGCCCCCTCGCCCGCGCCGGAGGTTTCCCCAGGCGCGAGCGAGGTCTTGGAGTTTTTTGTGGGGGCGATCCCGAAACGGATTTCATTGTCGGCCTTGACCAGGGCGCTGCTGACCGCCAGACCGTCCTTGCCGGTGATCAAGGCAGTCAGGGTCGCTGTGGAGAACGGCACCGGTGTGCCGGCGTCGTCGCAGACATCCGTGCCCCAACCCACAATCAGGTGACCGAAGTAGGCGGCATTGCGCGCCAGGAGGGCTTTCATGTCGCGTTGGTCGCTTTTGGCGATCGGGTGGTCCGCGTCCACGGCGGCGGTAATCGCCTCGCGGTCGGCTTCGGTGACCGGCTTCCAATGCGCGACGAAGGTCTGTTCGAGCGCCGTGACGACGCCCTGGGCGTCGCTCTCCTGGAGGATGACCGTCACCGGCCAGGCGCGATGGTCGAGCTTGCGGATCTTGAAGGACATGTCGCGGCTTCCTTAGAGGGCGGTGAGGGTCAGTTCGTCATTTCCTGATACCGGGATCAGGTCGAGCGACAAGTTATAGGCGGCCATGCCTTCAATCTCGGTTTCGGAACAGCCAACCACGCGCACCTTCGCGTCGGTCTTGACCTTCTTGCCGGCCACCGTGCCGTGCGTATTCGTCAGGTCGACCGTAGTCCCGGCGTCGGCGAGCGCGTAGGGGTTGAAGGCCGCCAAGGTCGGGGCCAGCACGGTCAGGCTGGCGGTCGGTGCACGGTCGCGGATCATGACTTCGACTTGCGGCCCCGGCAAATTGATGCGGGCGAGCTGGTTGCCTAGATCCCACTCGAAGGACGAGAAGGCCAGATCCACGGCGTTCAGTGTGGCCTTGCCGGTGTTGACGCTATTGACCGCGTCTTCGTAGGTCCAGCCCGTTTTGACGATGCCGCTGATCGCGGCGTCGGTCGGCGCCGTGTACACGCTGGTCAATTCAACCATCAGCACCGGGATGCCCTTGGCGGTAATGCGGCCCTTCATGTTGCCGCGGCAGCCGACGAACTTGTACAGCACGCCGTCGAGTTCCATATACGCCGTGGCGCTGCTGAAGGCCGAGGACACCAGGTTGTACGCCGCACTGACGCCGGCACTGACGGTTTCGGCAAAGGCGCAGGCCAGCACCATTGGCCCCCATTTCGGCGCGGTACCGGCGGCGCCGGCGCCGGCCAGGGCGACTTCGAACGAGAGCTTGGACCACTTCGACGCGACAATCTTGCCGCTATGGCCGAGCCAGTTCTCGATGATGTTGCGGTCGGCGGTCTCGACGTCGTAGCTGGTCAAGGTGACGTTGCGCGCCTCGAACCAGTTGGCGGCGCCGGTCGGGACCGGGTCCGTGCCGTAGGTGACGTCCTTCTTCAACACGACCACTTTCTTGTCGAAGACGCGCGGGGTGGCGATGAGGTTGGGCATGATCAGTTACCTTTCGTGACGGGGGTTTGTTCGGCAGGGGCGGCCGTGGCGGGAGCGTCGGCCGGCACGTCGGGCACTGGCGGCGCCGGGACACGCTTGCCATCGACGACGACGTATTGACCGCCGCGCCCCCAGTGTTCGTCGCCGGTGAAATCCGGCGCGGACGGCGTTGCTTTCTTGTTCATGGTTTCCTCTCGTAGAACGACGACAGGTAGATGTCCTGCCACCAGATATGGGCATCGCGGAACGCCAGCAGGGTGGAGCGGCCGCGCGACAAAGTGGCGTAGCCCGTCAGGGGCATCCAGCCCAGCAGCGAGGTCTTGACGTTGTCGCGCAGGGTTTGCAGATCGGCCTGCGCCGCCGCGCCGCGCGTATCGGCCACACTGCTTAGCACCAGCACCACGCCGACGGCGACATCGATCTTCTGGATTTCGTCGCCGGAAAATGGCGCCGCACCCGGCGATTCATCCAGCGGGATGACAAAGGCCGCCGGCGTGGCCGTCGGGTTGGCATCGGCCGCCCGCGCAAACGCCGCGGCGCCCGCCACCAGCTTGAGGCCGAGCGCCGCCTTGTCGGCGTCGAGGCGGGCAATGATCTCGGCGATCACTGGATACCCCCGGTGAAGGCCTTGTCGCGGCCGACGACGTAATCGACGGTAGCCGACGGCGCGGCGGCGGCCAGCGGCGTGGCGCCGTTGATCTGCGCCCGGCCGGCGGCGACTTCCTTGAGCCAGCCGCGGGCGTCCTCGTATTCCTTGCGCGCCAGCTCTGTGACGGCGTCGCCCAGGATGCGGTAACGCGCGATCGCCGCGGCGATCCGCGTCACGTTGTCCGGTACCGGGGAGAGGGGCGCGCTGTAACGCGTGGCCAGGTAGCTGTCGATCTCCACATCCGCATCGGCCAGGGCGCGAGCGACGGCGCCGGCGGGCAGGACGCTTTCACGTTGCGTCAGCTCGTCGGCGCCGTAGCGCTCTTCCAGGTCGGTGCGGATGGCGTAGGGCATCGAGCGTTACTCGGCGGCCGGCGTGAAGTCGACGTAATACTTCTCACCGACCTTGAACTGATCCCACAGCGCCGGGTTGGCGACGTTGATGATCAGGTTCGCGCCTGACGAGAACTTGGCGTAGGTGTTGTCCTCGTCGCTGCCGTCGGTCGAATACTTCGAGGCCGCCACGGCGTGCATCGACAGCGTCTCCTGCGACTTCGCGCCGTCTCGGCCGCTGAAGTGCTCCTGGACGAATCCGACTTGCAGCTTTGCTCTCATCTTGGGCATGGCTTTTCCTTTGTTGGGCGTTACTCGCCTGCCGGGATTTCGATGTCAGTAACGGTGAGCCGGGGCTCATCTCGCAGGGCGGCGAGATCAGCTTTCTTGAGGCCAGCGAGCGGCAAATCGGTGCCGGCCTTCGACCAGGCGCGGCCGGCGCGGCGGAAGCCATCGGCCTTGGCCACGACGCGAATGCCGGGGATGGTCTTGCCCTTCGCCTTGGGGTTTTCGTTTGCCATATTGGCTCCTTGTTTAGGTGGATGCCCGGCCCCTCATCGGGGCCGGGGCGTCTGTAGCGGGCTCCCCCTTGGCCAGCAGCGACGGGCGACGCTACCCGTCAGCCGGCGCCGGGATCAGCGCCCCTCTCGGTGGGTATTCCTTAGCCCGCTCCGGTCGAGCCGTAGCTCAACTGCCAGAAGCCATACACGCCGGTGGCGCGCGCCTCGGCGCCGAACTTGAACTCGGCGCGGTTGAAGACGTCGTCGTTCTCTGCGCTGATCTGCTGCACGAAGACCGGGGCCTTGCGCATCTGGACGATGAAGGGCTTGACGCTCTGCTTGCTGGTGACATGCAGCATCCATTGCGTGGCGCTGGTGATCGCGGGATTGACCAGCACCTTGGCGGTGCCCTGCCAGGGGTTGGGGCTGTTGTCGGTGAGCTTGTCCTTCTCGCACAGGATGCGGGCGACGGACTCCAGGGCGGGGCCGACTTCCAGCGTGTCCGGCACCAGGCGCAGCGGCATGCCTTCCGAATCCTTGAAGGCCATGATCGCGGCACGCGCGGCGCCGTAGCTGGCCAGGGCCGCCGCCTGCGAGGCGCAGGACAGCGCCATCGTGCCCTTGTTGCTGACACTGGACGCGACGCCGTCGCTGGTGGTCTGCGGATGGTCGGTGTCGTAGAAGTACTGGCCGTCCATGCACTCGGCGGTGAAGGCGTTGTTCTTCAGGTCATCGACGATGATGTCGTGAAGCTCGCCCGCCGATTCGCCGGCAGACATCGCCTGGGTTTTGTAGATCCCAAGGGCGTCGTCTTCGATGTCGTTGCGCTTGACGGCGATGGTGGTTTCCCAGTCCTCGTTCTTTTTGTAGAACTTGCCGGCGGCCAGGGCCTTGACGAACTTGTCGCCGACCCACTTGCGCATCTTGGGGAAGCGGCTCAGCCAGGCGTAGTCCTCGCCGGCGCCGGTGGAGGGCACTTCCATCGCCGTGGCCTGCCAGCTGCCCGGCATGGCTTTCAGCGTGTTGTGGAAGATGGTCTTGAGGCCGGTGAAGAGACTGTCGAGCGAGGCCTTGTTGACCAGCATGCCGGCGAGGCAGATGGTCATGCCGGCGTCGGCAGGCTGGGCCGCCATGACCGGCAGCGCCGCCGAGGCCAGAACGCCCAGCACGGCGGCGACGGTGATCTTGTACAGGTTTTTCATTTCATGTCTCCTGGTGATGAAAGGGGTGGGTCAGCCGGATTAAGCGGACGGGGTGATCAGGATCGAGACGTCGGCCAGCTTGGCGGCGGTTTGCGTGCCACCGACCGTGACGCTGATCACGTCGCCCACGGCCACCGTGCGCGCCGCGGTCGGCGTGGCAACATCCACGTCCCCCGCGGCCGAGGCAGCCTGGGTGATGGTGACGACGCCGTTGGTGATGGCTACCGCGCCGATCTTGCCGGTGAGCGTGGCGTCGCCGACGGTGAGCGCGCCGTTGATGGTCGAGTAGATCTTCTCGATCGTGCCGGCCACCGGCGAGACCACGCGCTTGACTTCGGCGTTGGCGCTGACCAGATCAATGTCGCGGAGCTGCAGGATGTGCTTGTCGGCGCCGCCGCCCAGGTTGGCCCGCGCCGTGGCCTTGGTGCCCAGGTCCGACAGGTTGTTGGTCGAGAGCAGCGCCGCGGCGGGCGAGACGTAGGAGTCGAAGCCCATGCGCACCCAGACACCGGCGCTATCGACGTCGGCGACAATGCCGGCCACCGAGCGGGTACCGG